TCAGTTCTCCAGCAGGAATATCATCATCATAACTAATTTCTAAATATGTATCAATTAAATCTTTTTGATCAACTGTATCTAAATCATTTTCTGAGCAAAAAAGTTTTATCAACGTTTCTTCTTTTCTTTGTTTATTTGGGCCACCACCTGTAAAGTCTGTTACAGTCATTCCATCTGCTCCGTCATCATTTAAAGTTACAGTTACATTGCCACCTCTTCCACCTTCTGCTTGATCTACAATCACTACATTATCTTTTACTGAGGCTTTGAAATTGTCTAGGGCATTAATTGCTATAAACATATTATGTGCTGTATCGTTGATCGAACCTTCAGCAACTGCAAACGAAGGAGATGTTGTATTCGTATTCGTTGTTACTCCAGTAGCTGGTGCTGGATTGCCGGGTATACCAGTGCAAGTTAAAGTGTAAGATTGTCCTTCGGTATCTGTAAACGATACAGTGGCTCCGGTTGTTAAGTTAGAAAGATTAGTGATTGTAAAAGTTGCCCGGGCGGCTCCAATTTGTACTTCCCGTTCATCTTCAACTAAATAAAATTCAACATCAAAATTTTCTTTTTCAAATCTAACATTCTCTTCTTCAACCTTAAGCACTATAGATCGATCCTCTATTTCTAGTTCATACCCATCTGTAAAATATATCCTGTCTTCGATACCAGCTTGCATTTTAAAAAATGTATCTGAGACATTTTGTTCTATTTTTCTAGCATAAACATTTACATCTATATTCATTTCTAATTGAGGTATTCTCAAGCTGCGATTTGGCCCAGAAGAACTTAGCTCAACATTTGAATTAAATATTTCAGTATTTAAACTAACAACCGACCACGCAGGGGGCTTTTGAGACCCTATCTCTGACGTTCCAATAAAGTTTCTAATTAGATTTCCACCGTCCGGTGCCATGCTTATATCATTGATAAAATCCTTTCCATAAACATCGTCCAAGGGTACTTCTCCTATTTTAGTTTTTACTAACGCACGTGCAGACTCATAATCATTATTTTCAATGATATGTCCATTTAATCTCATCACTCTTGTTTCTGCGCTGCTGTGATCTAAAACTGATCTAAGGTTAGGAGTTAAGTTTTGAATTCTTTCATTTGTTTCTTTTCTTTTTTCTGAAAGATTTAAAAATTCTGGGTCGTAGGTTACGTTGTCATCAGAAAAAGTATAAAATTTAGGACGCCATCTTCCCTTGGAAAGCAAATATTTTCCATATGCAGTAAGCTCAATTTCTATTACTTCTTCTTTTTTGTTAAAAAAAGTCATTCTTCATCGTCCTTATCAACAGCATAAGCAACTTCCGCGTCAATCTTAACTAGTTCAACCAATGAGAAATAATCATACGGCCAGTTATAGCCATATTCCATAAATTGCTCGATAGTTGGTAATTTATTGGGATGATCAAATGGCAACTTATCCCTATTAATTTTTTCAAAATAGTTTGTTTCAGCTCTTTGCTTTACTTTAAAGACCATCCACTTTATTTCGTCTGCCTCTTCTGTATCCAACTCTGGCAATAATGATAAGCCGCTAGATAGATCACCTGAATAATCATCCGTATCTAGGGGTACGGTAAAACTAGTTTTTTGAGTTATGCTTTCCCCGTCTTTGTTAAAGGAATCCTGTCCAATTTTTGGCATTAAATTTTGCCAAATTTTTGACAAGTCTTCTTGATCTAGGGTGGTATCAAACTCCATTACAAAGTATAAGAAAGGGGGCACATACGGCTTCCCTGCTGACGTTGCAACACTATCTGAATCACCACTATATTTTAGCCAGTTCATGCTGGGTGGAAAAACATAGTCTATCATGGCGCCGGCCATTTTCTTGTATGGGTGGCCAGTACTGATCGGGGCACCTCTTTCTTGCTCAAGGCTATCTAAATATTCTTTTTTAAATTCTTTCGCATCTTTAAACTTAAAAGTAAAATTATGCACAGCTTTATAAAGTTTTTCAGGATTTGGTAATGTAAAAAATTCTTTTCCTTGATTTTTGGTCGATAGAAGTTTTCTACCGTGATCTTTGATTTGTCTAGGTTTACCGGCATATCTAAAAGGCACTGCAATAACAGCTTCCTTTATTCTTCTTTCTGTCGCTATTTGTCCCAATGGTTTTGACTGACCTTCAACAGCGCGACCGTTTTTTCTAAAGTGCAAACCAAGCAGTTTAGATAAATCACGGAAGCGGCGGCGACGTGTTCTTGGTCCCCTAAAACTAAAATTTGAAGTTTCGGCAGGTAAACCATATTGATGCCACAAGCCTTTTGTTGTTGTTAGACCGAGTGGCAATGGAGCTGTACATGATGCATCTTTAAACGATAAACTTGGACCTTCCCATCTTGGGTGAAAAACCGTACTAAACCTCAAGGAAGGTTGTGTTGGATCGTTACCTTGAAAGCTTTGTATAAGAGCATTTTCTGCTAGATCTAGTCCCGCTATAGATGAAGATAACTGCATCGCGTGTGTTTTGTTTAGAGACGATAGAGCAGTAGCTGCTCTAAATCCAAGACCATGATTAAAAGCATCTGTTGCTAGTTTTTTCTTAGTTAGCTTTTGATCTCTACCTTCACCAGTAGCACCAGTCATGGCTGTTAATCTGGCGAATTGTATCTTGGGGCCACTTTCTGCAAAGCCATCTAGGGTCTTAATCTGTTGCAAGACATTTTGTACTAGCAATTCGCCGGATGGAGTGGCATAACTACCAGTTCCTGGTGTGAAAGTGTATGTGACTAAAGACCGCCCTTCGTAGTGAGGTGGTGTAAACGGTGAAAAGCCATGAGCGCCTCGTCCGCGACCAGCTTCAGAAAACATCTCGTTGTAAGGAACGTGACCAGCATCAACTGGTGGGCCAAAAGCAGACGCTCGATTATACATTGGAAAATCTCCATCAAGCGGCCTGTTCAGTTCTAATGTCATAATATATGTATTGCGCTCTCCAGTCGGATCATGATCTAGCGTGTCTGCAGTTGCTAACATGACAGGTGCGCGGTTTTCTAAAAAGAAATTCATACTTTCTGCATAAAAATTATTTGCTGCTAGTCTATATTGTGTGCCGATACCAGCACCTTCTCTTCTTCTAAGTTCTGTTAAGTTTATACTAGAAGTAAGCGCAGAAGAAGTCATAGCGTTATCAAATATAGCCAAGTTTGCAGGAGTTGAAAGCGGACCTCCTGCATAATTACCATAAATTAAATCATATGAGCGCGCTTCAGTTGCTCTCATAGCAGTGGTTGGTTGCAAAGAAGCACTTGGATGTGGTTCGTTATCCCATATTGTCAGATAATCAGCAATGACACCATCAACTTCTTTTTCTTCACTAGATGGCAATAGCCTAGGATCTATCACTGCTTCAAAGGGTATTCTTTCCACTCTTTGTATTCCAGCATCTTGATTAACCCAGAAAGTTCTATTTAAACTATTTGCGTCACCAGTTCCAATTCTGCCACCCAAAGCACCCCAACTAGCAGAACCAATTCTTGGTATGCCATGGTCAGCCGTTTCATTAAAACTAGAACCAGTTATATAAGATGGATATTTTAATGCACCAGTTAAGTGAGCTAAGCTACCATTAGCATGTTTCAAATCAATAAATTGTGCATCGCTTAGCGTGCCGTCGAAGGTTCGATATCTTTGTTTTATTGTAGTAACATCAACAATACCAAAACCTTTCTGGATTAATGAAGCTGTGTTTGCAGCTGTATGTGCATCATTTCCTTCACCGTGTATGTCATCTTTAAATCCCTCAAACTTTGGTTTTGTTATACTGAGATTAGCAGCACTTACACTGCCAGATAAAGTGTCACCGCTTCTAATATGATTTTGATTACGAGGGTGTCCCAATTGAGGATTGTGAAAAACCGCATGATTTAACATCGGAGATGCATCTGTCATGTTAGATTGACTAACCTCAATCCTATTGTATCCAGTATCATCGCCCATTCTATACCAGCCAATCAAATGATTGTGAAGGCTACTACTTACAGCTGATATTGGCTGCACTGGGCCTGCACCCTTGGGACCGCCGCCGCCAAGAGCGCTGACTTGCCAGAAGTCTAAATTAGTGTTCCAAATTGTAACTTCATCTATAATAACATTCGCTGAGGTAAACAACCTACCATTAAGCCCTGTAGCAGAGCCGCTACTGCCGCTGTGAACTACTTTAGTCGATGAGAAATAGTGATTGCCTATTCTACAATCACCAGGCTTAGAACCTGCAAATATGTTGTTTTCATTAACAGTGCCACCATTATATGAATAATAGCCAACTCCAGTGCCACTATAATAATTTACACTACTTCCATATCCATCTGCAGGCCATTTTGCGTAAAATGCTGGCTTCTTGCTTGATGCATCTGTGTTTCCTAGTTTTTTAGTAAAAGCCACAAAATACCAAGTGTTAGTTTGCCAAAATGCGCCGGCATCACCACTGGTGAACTGCACATACTGACTAGCATCACTAAGTCCCATATGTAATTCAAACCTACCTCCTCTATACGCAAACTTTAAACCATCATAATGACCATTCTTATCACAAAGTGATAAAATAGAAAAATTATCTTCAGTAATATTATCGACAGCTCTATCTTGTGCATCTGGAAAGTATATCCAGGCTCCAACCGTTATACCGGGGTCATGAGGTGTTGGAGACAATGAGCCTGTTAGCAAGTCACCAAAGTCTGCAGAATCGCCAATTTGCACCCAATTGTTATCATTTGCTGCAAAAAGAGTACCAAATCGGTTAAAAGTTCTATCCTTTTTTGGAACAAAAATAGGATAATCAACTGATATGCCTGATTTTATGGAATTATAAGTTATACCAGGTGCAAAAAATGGTGCAATATAATTTCTAAAACTTCCCAAGTAATTTTGTCTATTACTGGTAATTCTTTTATCAGCTGCATATGAAGAGCTAAAATATTCTGCTAATTGTAAAGTTCTTTGTACTGGATAAAAGCCCCTGTAAGGTAGTAGTTTTTTAATGGCTTTCGCTGTCAAAGTAATAGATCTTTTACTATAACCATTTTCTTTCATGGCATTATCAACAACATTAAAATTTCTTATAAAATCCGAATTACTATACACTTTATAAAAATTTTCTTGATTCGATCTTTGATACGAGTAGTTTGCACCAGATAATTGTAGTTTTTCAGGACAACCCTGCCAAGCCATATCACCATACCAAAACGCATCTCCGGTATACAAAGCATCAGAGCCATCACCAGTATAAGTTGTACCTGTTGCGCCGTTTGCTAATCTATTTGAATAAGTACCAATAAACTCACTTATTCTAAATTCAGGAACCTGGGAATAGTCGCGACCCATGTGTTTAATTTGCTCGAACCAATCATCATAATCCTTATATGGAAAAGGACTGCACCCAGATTGACTTCCAGCTTCCCATTTTGCGGCGCCGCCAAGTCTGGTGCTGCCTGCAGGACCCTGAATAATAAATGGATTTATATCATGCTTTGAGCCTGTTGATGAATGATAAGAAATATAATTGTTATTAACAGGATCTCCAACAAAGTATAAGTTTGGCCTATCTGAATTTTCAGCAACAGGAGCGTTCCTGAACGTGATTGACGCAGTTGCTGTTAAGTTACCAGCATTGTCTTTTAGTTGCTCAACATTTATCACTGTTCTGTTAATCTGACGAAGCAAAGCCAGCGAAGAAAAGTCCGAAGCTGAAGTTGATGGATCTTCAACTGGTGTAAAGTGCTGTACAAATTCTTTACAAATATCAGTTGGAGTGCTTACTGACGACGTTAAATTAATGAAAAACAAACTTCCAGTGTGAGGGCGCCTAACATCGGGTCCTTCTGCTGTTCTTGCAGAGCTTGATTGAAATATTAACGTTATAAAACCATCACCGTTGTTAGTTGGGCCGGAAAAATTTGAGCCGCCTGTGCTAGTTTCATTATGCAATGCCTGAGTTGCGGGATCTGGAAAACTTGCAGATACAGAAAACGGAAACAATACAATTCCCTGTTCATCATAATCTGTTTTATCATTACTGGCAAAAGCTATTCGATAAATTACGGGAGTTTCTGGGAACTTTCTAGCATAAACTGGTGACGGCTTTGGGTCATATTTGTGCATGCCTTGCGAGGTATATCGATACGAACCCGGGTTTGAGCCAGATCTAAAGAAATTTGAATTGTGTACCAATACCCCTTCTGGTCCAAAGTTACCTGGTGTATCTGTACCTAAATTCAATTCACCAGAAAGTCCAAAGCCAGGTTGAGCATCTAGAGGCCAAGCTGAGTTTTTATATCTGGCTCCGTGATGTTCTGGATGAAAAGGAAACAAAACTCTATGTGATCCAGAATCACGATAATGTTCGCTTGCGCCGGCTTGCGTTGGGCCAAACCTGTTAGCAACAAGATATAAGTTTCCTGCACGTGCTCCACGTTCCAAAGGCTGATTACTACTGTCCAAAAGATAAAATAATCCAGAAAAATAATCAGAAGTATTTCGAGACGGTAATCTACCGATAAAGTGTGGATGACCCAAAGTCTTACCAAAAGGCAACGTATTTACATATCCAATACCTCTAGCCGGATGTTGTGGTGTACCCATAGTATCAAACCATGCATGACTGGAGGTTGGCTCAGGCGCAAGACCATTGTTAAAATATAGATCTCCAATATCTGCAAAATATGTCTCTCCGTATTTCAATTTTTTTTCAAGAGCTTTTTGCGGATAAGCATTTGGATTACTCGACAAATATATACGGCTGAGCAACGGTAATTGGGTGGTGCTCTTTGCACCAGCCCTATCGTGTATTACCCAATCGTCAAAACGATGATCTTTTCGTGCATTTGGACTATGCGCTCTATATCTTGAATCTGCATCCTCAAACCACCAGTCTATCTTGAACCTTTCTCTTTTTATAGTTCTAGTTTTTAGAGAGTTTTCAAAGGTTGGATAAATTGTTTGTTTTAGCATAACAAATGCTTGATCTTGAAATTCAGGCACTAGTCGACTAAGTGCTGGACTTACTCTAACCCCCTTAGCTTGAAGATCATTTATTACTGAATCTGCAAATCTAAAATTGTTTTGTTCAAGGAGGTTTTCAGATAAATTTTTAATTTGTTTTTTTGTTTCGCTTGCTATTGTTTCCTCATTCAATTCAAGCGACATAATTCGATTAAAGCCTGGGTTTGAAAACATACGATATTTGTTTTCAGGAAAATAGGGAGCTTTTTCTCTTATTACTCTATGATTGCCAATACCTCTAATATTTCTAAAATCATCAACATCATCAAATGTAGTAATTCTGAAAGTCATGCCTTGAAGACGGTTAGTATTTGTTATAGCTGCAGATTCTGTAAACCTATAGTGTTGAACGTCGACGCGGGTGTCAAACCGCATCTTTCTTGCCTTACGAAGACGTTCAGACCCCTCTTCTAGAGTATGAAGCGGTATTCTTGGTCGCTGGCGCTTAAAACTATGAAGTGTATTATTAGGCCAAGAGTACCCTCTGGTATAATTATAAAGCATGCTGTTAAGATCTTCTGGTGACCGAGTACGATCCATTATCTTATTCATTGCGCTACCAACTGGGAACATAAGCTTATCGTGCCCTAAAGTGCTAACCACTGCTGGAGCATAAATATTATTTTTTCTTAAAAATCTTGCTACCTTATTATCTTGGCCAACTCTGATCTGCTTCCAGGATGGCCATCCATAGGGGCCTTGTCTATTTAATATTAGACCGTTTAGCAGTATAACATCTCCTTGATCACCGTATCCTGCCCTGGTTGTGACAGCTCTAACTTTTCTAGTAAGGTTCAGGCCTGCAAAGTTTGTATCGTTTAAATAACCAAGAGTAGGGTAAGAGCCGCCTGATTTAATATTAGTTATAAAGGCTGAGCCCGACATGTCATTTGCAAAATCACGTCCAGTGCCTTCAGTAATTTCTGACCCTACTCTGAGAGGTCCAATATCCGGATCGAAGCCCAAAGTATTATTATCGGATCCACTGATTGGATCAACAATAATTGCATTAGATCCCCAAAATCCAACGGGGATAAAATTACCGAAAGAAGCGTTGCCCACGCTATCTGCATATTTTTCAAAATAAGGTCTACTATTAAAATCAAAAGACTGTTGACCGAAACCGGAGAATTTACCACCACCAACATCGCTAGCGCTGACAAAAGTAAGTTCAGTCTGTTCTTGGCTTTTTACATGTGAAGATGTTTGATAACCAGAGTTTGCTCCGATTGGAATTGTAAAATCATGAGAGTATCCAATAAACGAACTTGTTGTTTCAAGAGCAGACGAAGTTATCCAAAGATAGTTCAAATCAGATTGTGGTATCTGCCTTTGGATAAATGCATTATTGTTCTGATCTCTTACTCCAGTTTCAAGAAATGTATCTTTGTCTGTGGGTAAATAAGTTGTGTTTCTATAAGTTTTGTGAAAAGATGCAGTGTTAGCGTTTGTTGTTACATAATTTTTCCTAGCTGCAATCGTTAAAAATGAATCTAAAGGATACCTTACAGAAAGATTTCTATAATTCATAGTATTGAAGACAGAATATTGAGTTGTTTGAAAATCTAATTCTGGACCACCTTGAGAATCGCCCATTGTTTTAGGATCACCGGGTGCTGAAAATCTAGATATGATTACATTTTTTCTTATAGGTCTAGATAATTTTGTTCTATCTCTCAATCCTAACACAAGATCAGAAGAACCAGAAACTGATAGGTCGACCACAGATCCAGTTCTTATTAGAAACACCGGACTAACATCTACGCTAGTCCCTTGTACTATTTCGTAATCATGTGTGTAGTTGCCAAGGTTTAAACTACTTGTTGTTGTTTTGATGTTTCTTATATTGACAGGTCGTTTTGCCAAAGGGTCTCTCAGTACATGAGTTCTACCAGCTATAGAGCCTGTTAACGATGGATTATCTTTTTCTTGTTGATCCGGACCCAATACAAAAAGTTGACTATTTGAAGCAGAAATATAAAAAGCTTCTACTCTGTCTATGTGTGTATCCAAGCCCTTAATGCCTGCTTTCGGCTTTTTAAGAGAAGGACCCAGACTTTCACTATGATTGATCTCCACGTGCCTATGGAAATGTCCACCGACATGAAACTCAGTAAATGGAGATTGCATTGGTATTTCTCTATCTTCACCATAAGCGTCAGAGTGCAAGTTTGTTATATCAACACCTTGCTTAAACCGATCAAACAATTCTGCCTTATAATCTGTTGGTGCATCAACAGAGCTACTGTATATACTAAATGGCGCTATAGTATTAATATCATGATCTTTGTTTGTATTACTTATATCAGCTGGGCCACGTGCTTTCTTCTTTTCAAAAATATTATTATTAACAATTAATTTTGGTCTGAGAACATCATCTCGATCAGGCCCAAAGTCTAAATCAGCTGCATTTATTTTTATAAAATCTTTATTATTAGGGTTAGTTGTGCTTAAATAAAAATCTTTCTTTTTATTTAAATGAAAATTATCACCAGAGTGAATAACTGGATCAAGCTGCACTACAAGTCGATAGGGCTTGCTGAGCGCCCGGGCAGCAAAAGTGTTGCCTGAAACTTGCGTGTTTATAGCTTTTCTTAATTTTTCCCTATCTGCATCTACGGCTTCATCGCCTGTACTCACTGATACATCTGTACGCTCTACTCTGTTTTTCCACCAAAAAGTATTTTTGCTTTGATCTAAGCCTGCACTACCAGTCGGTGCATATATTCCTGTGTGAGTTTCTAATGGAGCATGACCAAATTTCCAATTATATAAAAGCTCATTAATACCGGCAGCACCGGGATGGTTTTCTGGATCTTCTTGTTTCTTCTCTAGAAATGGAAGTTTTGACCAATACTTATTTCTTTCTAGTGCATGACTTTCTATTACGTTTCTAATATCATCTGACATATTTGCAGTTGCAGGACGTAATTGATCTACTACGTCAGATATTGATTGATCAACCCATTTATAAAATTCTATATATCTTTCTACATCTGGTGTATTTTCAATATTATTGAAAAACAATTGCCTTAGATGTTCCATGGATTTATATTGTTGACGATATCTGTGAATTGGATCACCGATTAAATTATTAAATTCTCTTACAGTTGCAAACATATCTATCATTTCATCGGAGATGCCTTGATACATGCTCTTCTCTAAAGAAAAGTGATGATTTACCGGTCTTGTTTCCCTTGTAAACGTAACATCATCTCTGCTTGGAACTCTTATCATGTCAGAGCTATGTACATTTTCAAAATTTTGCATTTTTGAAGAAAATAAATATTCCACATCAATGCTAGATGTTGAGCTAGGAGCAAAGTCGAAGCCTCTACCAGGATGCTTAACCCCCGCTATCTCTCCAATTATTCCATAGTTTTGCTTTTCCACCATAGAGCCAGAAGAAAAATCGTTTACTATTAAGTTTCCTCCAGCTGTAGAGCCGGTAACATCTCCAAAATCCCAAGCTAAAGCAAGCGTTTTTATTTTTGGTATACTGTTATTGCCTACAATATTAAAAGCATAAGTATTCTGTTGAGGGTGCAACACACCATAGGATGCTGGATCTATAGCGTGTGCTTTAATTTCTTCGTTATCAAGGTGCGTTGCCCAGTGCCTTACTGAACTTATCTTAACGTCACTTAATGCTAATACTGATCCAGTGTAGTTTTCTCTGTGTGCACCAATATAAATCTTTTTTGAATATTGTTGAAACCTTTCTCCAACCGCATTTGTTAATGTTCTGCTTATAGAAAATTCATTTTGTATTGTACCCGCGTCTGCTTGAACACCATATAGTTCTGCGGTATATACGGATGCTGCTCCTGAAATAGCTGATCCAAAATCCGGATTTTTTGGACTAACTCGAACTGCTAAATTCCATTTTTTATTATCATAGACATCTTTTATAATTGCAGTTTCAACAGCATCGATAAGACCTGATGTAGACTTTAAAACAAACTTTGCGTGTTTAGAATCTTTTGTTTCTTTTACTGCGTATACTTCATAGTTTGCAAAGTCTTTATTAGCTGGCCTAAATTCATCAGTGTCTCCGCTTCCTAGTGCAGTATGTGCACCGAACAAGGAACTTGATTGTGGGGTAGAAACATAATTTGTTGAAGATTTGTTAAACTTCTTTGGAAATATTATTTCTGCTTGAGTTGTAAAGGCAAGACCTACGGTTCCCTCTGCATGCGAACCACTTATAAAACCATCTTTTGGGCTAGCGTCTGATGCATAGCTTGAACTATACTGATATATTGTTGCTTTGTAGTGTGATGGAGTAGAAAAATTAGCGTATCTTTTTTTAACTGATGTTTGTCTGTATTTAGTCTCTAGAGGGTATGTGATACGATCAGCATACATATTTATTCTTATAAGATTTTCATCTAGCCCAAAACAGCGGAACATGTTTCGAAAAGACTTTTCTGTGCCTTTTGATTTGTAAATATAAACAAGATTATTGTATATGTTTTGATATATAAAGTTCTTAATATCATGAAGGCTTTGCTCATAAACCTTTTTGTCATCTCTCTTTGCAAGAGAGTTAATTACATCTGCGTCAATAAACAACTCAGGAACATCTAAACCTCTTGCTCTAAGCATGGCATCCACAAATGGATATGGCTTTTTATTAAAATCCTCGTACCTTTCGTGCTTTAGGCTCGACAAAGATTGAATTTGTAACCACAAATTATCACAATACGATGCAATTATTTGTGATAATTTTTTTAAATTACCATCAATACCATCTTCATCCACCATAAATTCTGGAAAACTGAAAAATAAATTTGACGTATTTGAATAATCGTAAGCTCTACCTAGTTCTTTTTTGTCTTGAATGTAGGCCGCAACTTTTGGATTTTCAACATGTATAATTGGATCTTTAAATTCTGTTGCGGAAGCCGAAGATTCCACAATCGCAGATTTAACTGATCTGGCCACTGAACTATAGCCAACCCAAGCACCATTCGTTGCCCGACCGGCGTAATCTAGAACAACTTGGTCTATACTAGATGACGTTGATATACCTTCATTAAATTTATAATAAACACCTAACTTTGTGTTTGAATCATCTGTATTTGTGCCGCCATGTACTTGAGTAAACCAATTAAGAGATATTTCTTTTTCTGTTCTTCTTGTTTTCCAGTATCTAAATTCATCAATTGATCCGGATAGTTTACCAAAACCTAAACCTGGGTTTATATTGACAGGTATGGAGAAATCTGTGTTGTCTGACTTTCCGGCTGCTAGGGCACCTATTGTTCCAATAAGTGGCCTATTGATAGCTCCAATGGTTGAACCAGTTTCAAAATAATGATTAAACTGACCGTCGACATAACAAGTTACTCCAACTGCGCTACCAGTGTTCCTGAGAGCAAAAGCATAATGATGCCATTCACCATCAGAAGCACTATTGTATAATCCTGCAGCTCCGGAAACATAAGAGTTTATAAAACCAGAAGAGCCAGATCGATAGGTTATAACCCACGGAGAATCTTCTTGTGGTCGAGTTCTATCTAGCTCAATAGTAAAGCGACCATACTTATGGTCGCCTGGCTGTGAACCAGATGGCCAAACATCTAAAATAACCTCTTTTTTTGTTAGGCTTTGATATCCAGATTTTTTTAACCAAAACTCTACAGTGTTACCCTTAGCACCATTTATCTCTAAGTTTGATGTTCTATTACTAGCAGTTGACCAAACATTATTAATGTTTGGCCCGCCTTTAATTAATATATATTCTTTTGTAGCTGGGTTGGCGTAATTGCCAGATAAAGATACTCTGGATCCCCAACCTGATGGGGAAAACTTTGCATACCCGGTTGATCTAGGGTAGCCATCTTTGAAAACGTGTAAGTCTAAACCGTTTGATTCATTAATCCATTTTTGTTTTTCGTGAGCTGAACCGTCGTAAGGATACAGTTCGTAAATTCTTTTTGTTGCTACATTATAATATTCTTCAGCAGATCCAAATTTTGCAAAATTAGAAGCTGTGGCATAATCTACATGTGGCTCAAATCTAAACTTATCTTCAATATATGAATCTACAAAAAACTCAGATTCTATATCTTGTTTAAGATCTTCAACAGACTTATTAGCTAAGACGTGTTTAGACGCCTTTTTATCAAACAGATCTTTTAAGCTCATTAACTAATCACTCAACTCTAAATTTAAATATCTCTTCTTGCTCTACGTTTCTCCCATCAACTTCGAGAGAAAGCTTAAGGCCGTATGCATAGTTTTCTTCAAGTAAAGACATATCTAAGTCAAAATAATTACCGTTTATATCATATGAAAGTTTTGTATATGGGTTTCCACTACCTGATCCATATGTTATAACATCAAAATCGTCTTTAATTCTAAAAATCCTATAATACGCTTTTTCAACAATGTACGGCTCAATTGTTTGAGTTGCCTTAGTATAAATATTTGGGCTCCAATCTTTTTCTCTAATAAAAACTCTAAATCTAACCTTGTCTGATTGTGAGTAGGAAGGTTTTAAGTTTTTAATTGAAGTTGCATACCTTGTATTTGGCATATAATTTAAAGATTCTATCTTCTTTACAGTGAAAACAGAACCAGTTACCAGTTGTATACCTTGAAGAACGCCTGTTGGTTTACTCCAAACCTCAAATATTTCTTTACTAGATCCGGTGAATGCAAAAGATGCAGAATAAATTCCAGTTGACACCCAACCACCTGAAACAACTGTTGAATTATTAGTTGTCACTCCGCCACCAATGGGTAAGCTTATTGGCTTTATTACATTATTCTTTATATTTCCTGATGGGAAAACTTGTAGATGTATGCTAGTGTGAGCATCATTGCTACCCGAAGCACCACCAAGAACTGGTATATTTCTGAGTTGGCCACGCACAAAATTGTATAAATATAGAGTGTTTAAGTTATCTTCACCAGAAGCTAAGGAACTACTTCTAAAAAAGTTAGCTCGATCATCCAAGATTGAATCGTCCCATCGAGCCTCAATTGCTGGTCTCTTATAGAAAAATTCAGATGTTCTAGAAAAGAATTTTTTAGTGTAATAAGATCTTCCTCTAGTGCCGTCCTCAAAAGACCCTGACATTTTTAGCATGACGCCATAATTTTCTCTATCTGTATCAACAGTATCTTCAGCTGCTAACCACTCTTCGACAAGTGCAGTTATGTTAACATCTAAATTTTCTGTACCGATTGAAAAATTCTTAACATAGTGCGGTAAATTTTTACCAGGAGTGTATCCAACCTCATGAAAGTCTCCTCCAGCATTTACCCAGCGAGATTGACCACCTGATTGAACTGTTGCAACAGTTAAATAATCATTAGTTATACTACCTGTAAAAGAACCCGAAACACCCGCAGTGCTGTTATTCACAGATCTAACTGTTGCCCCCGTTGAATCTTCAGTGTCTTCAACTGATATAGAGGCTGATATTTTTATGTCTGCATTGTGTATTGACCTTTTAATTTGTCTTGCAATATGGTTAACTGTTGTGATGGCAGAAGAGGTTAAAGGCACAGCAACCTCAGTTCCTTGGGGGTTTGGGCCACCCTGTGAAGTTCCACCGGTGAAGTTTGTTACAGATATACCATCAGGACCTGCGTCTGTCAGTGCCGTTGAAACATTCCCTTGAGTTCCACCTACAGATTGAGTTACGGTTACAACCCCAGCCACCCGGGTTGCTTCAAACTCTGTTAAACCATTTAAAGCCGTAGTTAAGTTTGCCGCTGTGTTTGCGGCAGAGCCGTTAACAATTGCAAAAGTGGGGCTAGTTGTGTTTGAGTTTGTTGTTGCTCCACCATGAGCTGTTACAGTCATTGTGTAAGTTGTACCAGCAGTAGAATCAAATACTATGGTGTCAGCAGCACCCATGTTTCCAACATTTGCAATGGTAAAAGAAGCTGTTGCTTTTGAAGAGTTATCAAACCAAAAGTTATATTTTACATTATCGCCATTATGTAAAACAAAATATTTTCCCTCTAGATTTGTCTTTATTGCAGTTCGAACTTTTATATCCGTTGTGTGTGCTAGTTTTGTTGTTGACGCCTTTACCCAGTTAGAAACACCTTCGTCTGAATATTCTTCCATATCCAAACCTTGGCCCTCTGACCAGGATTTCGAAATAGGTAGAACTTGCATATCGAAATTTTTTGGTAGTGTTTGACCATGAGGTGTATTAAACATTCTCAAAAAAAACTTTACACTACCAGATTCTGGTATGGTGCCGGCAGATCTGTCTGTTTTCACTGTACTAATTGGAAAGTTAACTAAAGCTCTTGCTTTCTCAACAGATGCCGATGTGGCATGACCATAAATTGAAAAAACCTCTAATACGTCTGAAGCTCCCATGTTAGATCCTGTTCCGCGAGTTTGGAGATCTTGCTTGAAAGCGTTTGTTATTGTATTATCAGCTGTTGCAACATATCTTTTTATAGCCATCTTACAATATATTCCCCTTGATATCCACGTTAGGGTATTTTAATTCAAAAATATAAGTTCTTGGTGGGATTATAGATCTCCCGTCTGTGGATGTCTTTTCTTTAATATCACAAATAGTTTCCGAATATGGCGCGCCAACTTTATTTATAATGCGGACATCCTTTACATCTAAAATGCCCTCAACGCCTTTTAAGGCAGACCAAAAATCAGATATATACAAAGGTTCGCCTAGCTCTTTCTGTACTTTAAATTCATCTTCAATAGCTTTCGAGGCCAACCTCAATGTTGCAAACTTATTGCTTTTTGGATTAACCACCACATCATATTCTATGCCAATATTTACAATATAGCCATCTAAAATATCTATCGTATCATTAATCATCCTAACCCCATCCAGCCAAGTTTTTAAGTTATTTTTGATTGTTGGATTAGTTTTTGTCAAATGACCTTCTCTGTTTTCTGATAGTACATAAATATTTAAATTTCTTTTGAAGGAATCCGGATCTTTTTCAACGCAACAACGCTTTACTGCTCCAAATTTAGCTGGCATTGAATAAATTAAACTTTCGTAGTCTTCTCTTGTAACCGCTCTATTTTGAGTTGCAAAAGTATTTAAAGCTCTAATCTTTATTTCTTCTGTGCTGGGTAAAGATACATCGCCTAATATTGGTTTTTCATTTGTCACTTCCAAAGATGAAACAACAAAATCTCTAGTGTCCTCTGACAATAGTGTAATATTTTTGAATTCTATAATTGGCTCCACAACTTTTGTTACGGAATTAGAAGAAGCATTAACATTGTCTTCTGTATTAGATCTATAAACTATTCTAAGTGTTGTGCTTGATGGGGCTACGCCAAACTTATCTGTTGAACCTAGACTGGTTGGGTCTAAACTTGCATCAGAAACAAAACTTCTGCCATGTCTCTTGAGCACAACATCGCTTGTATCTGCCAGTGATCCACTTAACAATTCTGAGTCTGACCCGTATCCAAACTGTATGAACGTTGTATCATCATCGTGTTCAACAACAAACCTTCTTGGCACAGCGACCTTTTTCATTAAATTTGGCACGCCGTCATTTGTGCTATTTGTGTTTGGGATTGGCTTAAACACAACATCTTGGGATAAGTGATCCACTTGTACAAATTCATGACCCTCTGAATCAAAAACAGAAACGACGTCTGCAATATTTTCACCAGGAAGCTCCACTCTTAAAAATCTTTTAAATGCTCCAACTGTCTCAAACTCTTCCAAAAGTTCTCCAGAAACAACCTGGCCTTCGGACTTAATTGCATAATAAGTTGGTGCACCGTTAGTTTCATCAACTCTAGCTACAATTATTTTATTTTCTGTATTAGAAAAATCAACATCTTCTAAAAGTGTAAACACGCCACCTTGATCTGAGGAGAACCTAGTTCCTTCTTTTAGTGTAGCCGCAAATCTCATATCAGGTTCACCAGTGCTTGTAGAAGCAGGTATAAGGAGAAACAATTGTACAACGCCATAAGAGGACGGAGATTTGTTAAACTTATACCCTAATGTACGAGAGAGTTTTAGAATATTTTTATATTCAGCAGCAGTGTCTAGAAAAGATTCATTTGCTTGATAATCCAAATAAAACGATAGCATATCTCCAATATACGCTACAGAATCTACTACAAATGAACCAAAAGATGCTTCGTTGAAGTCCTTATACGTATTTGGGTAGTACCTTCTTGCATGCTCCAAGAGATCTCTTCTTATTGAAGTAAAGTCTCTGCTAGTATATTTTATTGGAATTATTTTATCGTCTGGCATATGCTTTGTGTCCCTTTTAAGATTAAATAGCTCCCGGGATTGTTATTTCAAGATTATCCACAGTATCCAGGGGCAATATTTTATAATTTATTATGATTGTCAAAAGATTACTATCGCTTTCAAATGATGCGTTTGGGCCTCCAAAATCAACATCCTCTAGCTCCACGAAGGGTAAATATATTTTAAACTGATCATAAATTCTAGATTTTATTCTTCCGAAACTTCTTTCATGATTTTGTTCAAACAATAAACTCCTAACACCACAGCCAAATTCAGGATCCATAACTTTTTCGCCTGGCGATGTTAAGACAAGCGTTCGAACGTTTTGCTTTATTGAATCAATAATAGATCTATTTAGTGCATAGCCAGCACCCTCTCTTTCATTTGCTACCAAGGGTAACTTTGGTGAAATTCCAGACATTTTAAAACTCCTATTTAATCATCACAAACTTTAGAATTAACATTACCATCTTCATCAAACTCTTCTGTCGTTCTTTCTTGGTTTTCATTACAGTTGGCTTCTTTAAGTTTCTTACTTGCCTCTTCTCCCGGTAGTTCAGGCATTGCCAAGGCTAAAAGCCCAGGAGGTAACAGTGGCCCACCATAACCCTCTGGTCCAAGAGCGCTGTTAAATGTACCAACTACATGCTTTATACTATTAAGTAGTGGTTTAAAATCTCCCTTAGTGAAAAAAGTGGGAAACGCAGTTATTAAATACCAACCAATACCTTTTGTAATGTCCATTGGAGCGCCAAGTGTTATAGGCATAAATTTATCTCTACTTTCGTTTTGACCACCTAGTAGGTTTGGTTGTTTTCCTCTTCCCATCTTAGCTGCAGCGCCGCCCAGAGAACCCATTGTTAGTCCCTTTGGAAGTTCACATGGATTTTCCATAAATATTTGAGCCATCTGTTTGTAGCCTGGATCTAGAAATTGAGCTTGGCCTCTTATCATAGTTGGAACAGCCATCAAAATCATTTTACCGATCATGGCTGCAATATCACCCAACGAAACATCAGCTTCTGGGGCGAGCCCATCCCCCATTTGTGATGATAAGATATTATTGTAAAGCGAATTATTCTCAGATAGTAAGTCGCCTTGATTTCCTATGTCTAAAGAATTTGAAGAAACATTACTAATTGTGTTAAAGATCCTCAATATAGTACCTCTTGTTGGTACAAACATGTTATCTAATCTTCTATTGTCTTTAAATATTTTTAACGATTGATGAAAATATAAACTGGTATATCTGTCTAATGGAAATACAAAATCAAACAAATAAGACATATCTTCATTTTCAGGTGATATTTTTGTTCTTCTATTGTTTTCATCTTTGTTACCATATCCAAACATTTTAGTTACTAAAATATCAAAATATTTATCATGAAGTTCAATTTTATTTCTTGCTTGTATGTTTTGATAAGCATTATTGGCACCGGCAGATCGAAAATCACTGTCACTTTCATTCCTTCGATTTATAAAATTTTTGATGTAAGAAGCTTCTTGATCGCTGACAAGACAACTTGGCCTATTAAAAGCTGAATAACCGTGTTGATCTTCTGAAGCTCCATCATTGTTACCTCGGACCATAGTGTAATTAACATATTGCCCCAAGCAATCCATGGGAACTTCTACTTCAACTATCGGAGTTGGATATATAAAATTTGTAGAATCTTTAAAAAGCATGCCCGTCTGGCGTTGATCATCTGTTTCCCTTATACTTAGACGAAGCTTGTTTGTACCAAAAAGTATGGCTGCTTTTTCTGAATTTGTATTAACAAAAGCTTCGCCTTCACCGTAATTGTCTGATCGTAAATCTGCATGGACCACCCTATTTAGAGAATCTGTGTCAAGAAAAGCTTTGACGTTATTTGCGGATAATGAAGCCAAGTATGATTTGTTTACTATAGACAATAATGAATGTGGGCCGAAGAGAGCATCATTAAAATTTTTATCAAAAGAAACCGGGATATATCTTCCAGTTTCAACTTGAGAACTATCGAGAGCACCCAAATCTCTTACAGCAGTTGACAAAAGCTCTTTCTGATCCTGCCTCATTGTATCGGCAGTGCTGGGGCCTGTGTTGGCGCCAAAGTCGAACCCTTGACCAATAGTGATATTTTGTAATTCTGTATTGAAATCGTGACCATCAATACGATTGCTAGATACAGCAAAAGGTGGAGCAACATACCCAAACTCTGTTGTCGAAATAACTCTTGTATCTGTAAAGGCACGTGCAAATGGTGCGCCTTGTCTTAACGTGCGCTGAATAGGGTCTGAGATTGTTTTTGCTTCAGAATAATTATCAAGCGGCCTGAGAGTGTTGATGAGTGAGGGCATAAGATCCGAGGTCATTAGCGCGGGACCACCACGGGCGCCCTGCTCAAGGCTTGGAATTCCCTTTCTTTGTCCACTATGTATTTCTTTGGGGTCAATTGAATCAACTTCTTTTCCGGATCCGACACGGCGAACAGATTTTTGCTGAGCGTCTGCTGTAGAGATTCTTACTTGAACCCGGCCAGCAGGGGCCACGGCTAATGCTGCAGCGGTTTCCTCACTCCTACTAGGCCTAGGGTCTGTCGAAGATTGAATTGTTCCAAAGTCTACTCCTGGGTTATATTCTTTTCTTTCTTCACTTGGAATATTGGCATACATCATATCTCCAACACCTGGTTGAAAAACCAATCTTAAGCCAACTGTGACGCCTCCATTTAAAACTCTATTTTTTAACGCTATTATATCTTCATCAATGTCATTGTTCTGCAAAACCATTTTCGTTAACTTTTGACCAATTTGAGTTTCTGTAATCCGTTGTGAAGCTCCGGCGAGGCCAAACATTCTTTTAAGAGTTTGAAATTCTGCATTCTTTAATTTAAACTTTTGCAATTCTTGAAGGCCCACATTATATTGGGCATGTGAATTTTGTATATCTGCAGAAAGGCCAGCAATAGTAGTCGGTGCTGCTCCTTTAACATGATAAAGAGATTCTCGCTCATTAGACCCAAACGGTGCAAACAATAACAAGAGATCTTCTAGATCTCTCAAGGAAAATGCGCCAGTATATTTGGCTGGGTGAAAAACTGCCATTGCATAACTCATTGGTAATCCGACAAGATGTAAATGATTTTTTTCTCCAGTTCGATTATTGTAAATTATATCAGTCAGTTGCCTTAATATATCTTCATCTAGTTTGTAATAAGTTTCTAAATAAAATTTACCTTGATTTAAATCTTTGCCAGCCTCTTGCGATATGTATGTCGAATCCTTATTTTGTTCAATGTATTCAGAAATGTTTGTAGTTATTTTATCGGATAATTTACCTCTCTGGGTAGGTTGCATTAAACTTTCAAAACTTTCAACAGTTACTCTTTCTGGTATTTTAAAAGGCTCGTCGCGGCGCAGCAGATCTTCATTAACAATTGTTGGGTCAAATTTAAAATCATTTTCTGATATCGGCGCAGTTAATCTTCTTTCATAATCATCTAAAATTTCATGATAATATTCATCCTTAAAAGAACTCCACTCAGGCTTAAAGCCATTTTCACTTATTTTTTTGGTTAAAGATCCTATTTTTGAAATAACAAATTTTTCAAAAAATATGTCTATTGCTGTGCTTATAGAACTTTCATTTGTCATTTCTAGTATTTTGCTTCTAATATTTATAGCTGCAGTTTTGCCTAGCTCACTTTCAAGTGACTTCTTTACTAAACTTATAACGTGTTTTTCTTCCATGACCCGGGTGAGGTCAAACCTGCCTGCTAAATATAATTGTTTAAAAATATACTCAATGACAAATGTCAGCACATATAAAACTGCTAATGTTTTTAAATTAGCCTCTTCTAGCGGACCAGGTTTTGAGAAGTCTCTATTTTGCGGTGCATTCTTTGGCTCGCACAAAGAATTTTGCATATCTTTTAATGTTTCATCTATTAACTCTTGAAAGTCAATTAGCGGCGGTATCTTTTCTAAACAAAAACTGCCATCATCTTGTGGAACTTTTTTAAATTCTTGTGTCAATCTTGTATTAAGTGTGTTCATTTCAGCCAAGTCAAAAAACTTAGACTTCGATATACTATTTGATATTTTGTCTAAAAATCTATCAACCATAAGTGAATAAGGTCCATTTTTAAGTTCTCTCCACCATTGATCTCCAACATAATTCTTTTTTCCAAAAGACTCAACAAGCCCCGGGGGAGCTGCAACTAAATTCGAT